GCCCTTATCGATGGTTTGGTGCTTACCAACATCATTGCCGACGACTCAACGAAAGAAGTTGTCGAAGTCACCTACGCGCAAACGAAGGTTAAAAACAGGTCGGACGAAAAAGTCGTCGTGACGATTGTTAGGGTTTGAACGCAATGATTGATTCGGTCGCGAAAGTAAATGCGACCATTGCAAACGAGGTGGCCGCGACTCGAATGCAATCAATTGTTATGCGGAGGAGACGTTTAGATGGAAATGGAAACAATTACAAAGGTTTTGTTCGATGGTCGCCAAACAGAATCGCTGATAGCAAATTCGGTTCAGTTGCAAATCATCATAGAACCGGATCAAGGCGTCATGAATATTATTCCTTGGGGCGTCGAAAGTGGATGGGTGTCCGTAAACCTTGAAGGAGGGAAGCTATTTTTCAGTGTTTTTGAAAGCGCTAACGACGGAAATCCAAAGTACGTTTTTGAGTTGAACAGCGAAAACAAGTTTGTTCCGTCCGCATAACGCTGAAATTCACGGGGCCGCCGCCGAAACGGCCTCCACAGTAGAAACGCGGGATCGGCGGCTCCCGTGCAATTTTTTGTTCGCAGGTCAATTATGGAAACGGTCACAATTCAGATCGGTAATTCGGACGACAAGCTAGGCCAAGCCGATTGGGTTAGCTTTATCAAAAGTACGCGAGAGGCAGTAGGCAAGCATTGCGGCCAAGTGCATTTCGATGGCGGTGCCAGTTTCGATTCGCGATGGCAAAACGTGTGCATCGTCGCGGAGGTGCAGCCAATCGACAAGCAGAATCTACAGGACGAATTGCGGCGTATACGCAAGGCGTGGAAGCAGTACGCGATTGCCGTCACGTTCGGCGAAACGATCATGGTTTGATCCTGCGAACAATTTATTAACCTGCGCCGCGCAGATTAACATGACAAACAAAGGCGACCAAATGGCAACAATCGAAGACCTGAGAAAATACCAAACAGAACTGAAAGCCAAGTTTGGTTCTGATACCAACGTAGCCTATGCCAACATTAGCCAAACGCAGCTTTCAGTTGCGAGGCATTACGGCAGCGCAAACATCCAAGGCAAACACTACTTGTACAACCCAGTCGATGATTCGCTGATCCGCGAGGACGTGGCGAAGTGGGTGGCGAAGCGGAAGAAACGAAAGGAATAATCATGAACAATCAAGAATTGAACTGCACTTCATGCGGCAAACCTTTTACGCAGCACGACGGCATCATTCAAACGTGCGAAAAGTTGCAAGAAGTGCAAGCGGAACTTGAAGCAAAAAAACTAGACCCCTACGACTTTTTAGGGCAAGCAATTTTCATGCAATTCGCAATCAAAGAACTGCTTGGCGAGCTTACTGTAGATCTGTGCCGGAACTGCCCACGTTTGGTGTTGATGGTTTTTTCAGACCTAGAGCGGCGAGCGGAAGAGATTGTCGAGTCGATGAAAGCGAAGTTGTAACAAAAACAAACGGGTTTTTGTTACGAAGAATCCACCCATCACGAACGGAAATAAAGATGGATCCGAAAGACGACTGCAAAATGTACACGCTAAAGGAAGTTCATGTAATGCTCGACCGACATCCAAACACGATCCTTAGTTGGGTGAAGGACAAGAGTTTTCCCGTCCCAATTAAGAAGGGCAAGAAAGTCTACTACTGGTTCGGATGGCAGCTTCGAGAGTGGATTATGCAACAACGAGCCACAATCAGCCACAAGTAACAGAATCTTTACGCTGACGGAATCCTGTGCAATGCTAGGGTTGTGCAAACAAACCGCTGCACATGGGGATTCGAATGAGTACCAACGGCAAGATTCGGCACATCGGACCAAACTCCACGGCAATATCGTTCGATAATGCCAAAAGCGGGTTTGAGCAATGGTTTCTTCTGCGTTCGGATGTTCACCACGACAACCCGAAATGTGACTGGAAGCTTGAAAAAAAGCACCTTGACCAAGCAGTTGAACGCAATGCTTGGATTATCGACAACGGAGATTTGTTCTGCGCGATGCAGGGAAAGTGGGACAAACGCTCTAGCAAGGATTCGATTCGAGAAGAACACTCGCAAGGCAATTACCTTGATGCGTTAGTAAATACCGCTGCTGAGTTCTACCGTCCTTACGCCAAGAACTTTTTGCTTCTTGGGCGAGGCAACCATGAGACTGCAATTCGTGGCAGGCATGAAACCGACCTGACTGACAGGCTTGCTCACGAAATGAAACGGCAGGGTTCAGAAGTTCTTTCCGGTGGTTACGGTGGTTGGATTCGATTCTTGTTTTCCCACAGCGGTGGAAACCGATCTTCTAAGGTTTTGTATCACTTTCACGGCACAGGCGGTGGTGGACCAGTGACTCGCGGAACCATCCAAACGAATCGGATCGCAGTCTTCACGCCTGACGCTGATATTGTCTTGACAGGGCACACACACGACTCTTGGATGATGCCAATTCAGCGGCAACGGTTAAGCGATATGGGGGTGATTTACCACGACGAACAGCACCACGTTCGAGTCGCAGGATACAAAGACGCATGGGGCGACGGATCGAACGGGTGGGAAGTCGAAAAGATGCTCGGGCCTAAGCCAAAGGATGCTGCTTGGTTGCGGTTTTATCACGAACAAAGAGAGATTCGCTTTGAACTAATGAGGGCGACATGAGCATTCGCAAAGGCGACATCGTTCAGCTTTCTTTCCGCGATCATGCGGAAGGAACCGACCATTTCGAGTTCACAACTTACGGTCGAGTTCAATCGCAGACAAGACTGGCAATCGTGGTTTGCTGCTGGCAGTACGCGGACACAAAAAAGCCTGTCTGTGCAGAAGATGCGAATGTCATTGTGCATACGATCTTGAAGTCCACGATCACGAAGATCCAGAAGTTAGTGGCAGCCTGACACAATCAGCCACAATCAGCCACAAGCAAGCGAGACAGCCGATTAGCCAGTAACCCTCAAAGGATAGTCTTACAGTCAACTGAGTATCCAGTATTCACTGCGGAGTAAATCCCATGCCACCGATTATCAAGAATCTTATAACCTCACGACGATTTTGGGCGGCTGCGGCGGTTATCGCAGTGCCGGTTCTCAATGAGAAGTTCGGTTGGGGACTTTCCGAGGAAGTGTTTGTCACTTCTGCAATTACTGTTGTCGGTTGGATTCTTGGCGAATCGCTGAGAAGTAGCGAAGGACCGAAAGCAAGTGCTTAGGCTGCGCATGCGACTCGCTGCACGCGAGGTTGCACGGCAAGCATGGGTTACCTCGCATGGACAGGGCGATGATGCTCGCTTGTTGTTCGAATCGAACGAACGGATTCAAAAGTTCTCGCCTGCAACAATCCTGCTGATGTTGCAAGTGGCTATGGCTTTGTGGCAGTGGTGGAAAGATCGTGGGATCGATGAGCCTAGCGTAGTTGCAAGCATGAGTGAGCCGATTGATTGGAGCGAAGACGATGACAACTGAAGTCAAAATAGAATCGACCCCTTGGCAATATGCACCTTGGGCGGTTGTTGCAGTTTTTGGCTATCTACTTTGGACGAAACCAGCAACGCCGGTTGTCGATCCAGTTGTTCCGGTTCCGGTTGTTTCGATCGAGAAAAACACAAAAGCCATTTTGCAAACGATGCGAGTCGAGAACGCCCGCATCTTCAACCAAGCGGCGGACGAAATCGAAAAGGGTACGCTAAAAACCGACAAGGAACTTTTCGATTTCGTTCGGCCCGCGACTGAGAAGGCACGCAAGGAAGCAAACAAGCCTTTCGATGTTGCCTTGGATATTTCTTTACCACGCAACGACGATGGATCGTTTGCGGGTAAGGAAAAGGAAGCCGCGTCACTGTTGCGGAAGATTGCAAGATCGTGGTAGCAACTAACCAAGAAAGGAAGGTGATCCAATGACAACTAATGTTTTCACTGGCTATCCAATTGAACTCGAAAACCGCGATGCTTTGCGATCTTCCGCGACAGAGGCCGTTTTGTTGATGCTGGGTGAAGTTCCCCAGCGAATGGACCCGCGATCCTCTGCTTTAGGTTCTCAGGGATTTTTGCAGGTTGAGGACCAGGGCCAGATCGGAAGCTGCCAAGGCCAATCGCTGAGCTGTTGTGGAGAGTTTGCCCACACTTTCGCAACGGGTGAAGTGATCCAGATCAGCCGCATGTATGCTTACATTGCTTCGCAGATGGAAAACAACATCAGAGCCGACAACGGTTCAACGCTTGAAGGTGGAACTAGAGCATTCAAAAAAGGCTTTCCGCTTGAGTCTGTCGCACCATACCAAAATCGCTATCCAGGCTGGGGCTACATCACGCAAGCCATGCGAGACAAGGCTATCTATAAGCTCAATTCACACACTGAAATGAAGTCAGCCGAACAAGTCAAGCAGTTCATCGGCTCTGGTGTTGGCATTGTGCAGCTGGGAATCACCTGGGGCAACGAAATGACTCCAGACTCGCAAGGTTGCATTCGTTCGTTCAGTGGTCGTGGTGGCGGTGGTCACGCAATTGTGTTCTGTGGCTACGTTCCGGATTCTGACGTTGGCGTCAAGAGTTCGGCAGGTTGGTGGTTACTGCTTAAAAACAGTTGGTCGAAGCGATGGGGTAAGTCTGGCTATGCCTACGTCGATCCAAGAGCATGCGATCAGATGATTCGACACCAGTGGACAAGTATGTACGGACGGTCGGATATGGACTCGCCTCGTCCCAGGCCGATCAAGTTCGAATTCACCAAACAATCCATATTGGGGTAAAAGGATGGGAAAACAAATGCCATTTATCCTTCTAGTTGTTGGTGTGTCCGCATTGCTTGGACTCAACCACGAGTACCAATCGATCAAAGCACGAGTCGCAATCACGCAAGCGAAGGTGGACGCACTCGCAGACGAAACAAACGCAACGGTTGAGATTCTTGGTGCGGCGATTACCGATCTTCGAGAGCTGTTTGCGAAGTTATCGTCGGACGCTAAACCATCCTTAGATGACTATAAACCAGCTATCAAGCCTCGCATTGTCATGCACAGCGGCGCAAGTTGCGGACCTTGCAACATTTGGAAGTCCAAAGAGCAATCCAAGTGGGAGCAAGTTGGTTGGACTGTTGACGTTCTGAATGAAATCGAATCGACACGTTCCTGGCCTTGGTTCGAAATCTACGATTCTGACGGCTCACGATTTGAGGTGGACGGACAACTGACTAGAGACTCATTTGAGAAAGCCAAGCAAGCGAAATGAGCAGCGAAGCAAACGGTCTTACAGGGTGGGTACTAGCGGGAATAGGTGCTATCGTGTCAACACTTTTGACGGGTGTTGTTACGTTGTTTCGCATGCGAGAAAGCGAGAACACGGCAGCGATTGCGAAGCTGGAGAAAAGCTTAACTGAAGTCAGCAGCAAGGCGGACAAGTGTGAAGAGGATCGTCACGTTTTGTTTACGTCTTGCGAAGTGTTAAAAATCAAGTTGGAAGTGCTTGAAAAGCGTATCAGCTCCATCGATACCAACGGGACAGACTTTGCACGAAAGCATGAGGGCAACCGATGACATGCCAAAAACGGAACCTAGACGTTAAGCAAGGCGCAGACTTTGACGAAGACTTTCAGATTATTAACAACGGTGTTGTAGAGAATCTAACGGGTTGCACGATCGAAGGCAAAGCACGCAACGGGCAGAAGCGAGCCGACCCGGTGGCGTTCTCTTTTGTGTTTACGATCAACACAAGCGAAAACCGAATCTACGTTAATATCCCGAAGGCGACGACAACCGCGATTACAACGCTAGGCGAACGCCCGACCGATAAAGCATCGACGTTTTATTATGACTACGAGCTAACGCGGGCGAACGGCAAGACGGCCAGAATCCAACAGGGAATGATTTTCATGGATAGGGAGATGACGCGCCCATGAGCTACGAAATTATCGTCAACCCGCCCGCGCAGTACACAATCGAGTATTCGAACCAACGAGGCCCGCAAGGTGCAACCGGCCCAGCAGGTGCAACAACCACAGACGCTAGTTTGCTTGTGTCAGGCACGCTAGCAGACGCTCGTTTGTCGTCGAACGTTTTGCTAGTTTCTGGCAACCTCGCGGGTCTTGCAAACACAGCAACAGCGAGAACGAATCTAGGGCTAGGTACTGGTGACAGTCCTTCATTCGTGGGTCTGACCCTCACCGGCACAGGCACGCTCCAACTCCCCAGCGGCACAACTGCCCAACGTGTGGCATCGCAGGGCATTCGCTGGAACACGACAGATAGCCGGCACGAGTTTTACACGGGATCGACTTGGTACAACCATGCTCGGCTTACTGGCGACACTTTTACAGGTGCAGTTGTCGCAACGACGCTATCTGAATCAGCCACAGCAGCAACCGGCACAGGTGGATTGGTTCGGGCTACAAGTCCTACGTTAGTTACGCCGAACATCGGGGCAGCAACGGGAACGAGCTTAACGGTTACTGATGTGTCTTTAGTCCGTGGTGGAACTGGTTTCTGGAGAGTGCTTGCCGATAACGGTTTTGCTGTCCGTAACGCGGCAAACAATGCAGACTCTCCTTTGTCGTGCTCGACTGCAACAGCTACGCAACTAACTGTAAACGCCACTTCGGGAATCATCGGGACGATTTACGGCAATGCAACCGACAACTATTTGCTAATTGGAAAAACTGGAGTTCCAGCACAATCAGCTTTAATTGGGAACAGCGACTCCGGTGGTATGGGGGCTCACGTTTTTTTCACAATCAGTGGAAGACCGACTTCAGACTTTCGTGTGTTGGCTAATGGAAACGTATTGGTTGGCGCAACCTCAGATACTGGACAGAAGTTTCAGGTAACAGGCAATACACTTGTTTCTAGTACCTTAACAGTTGGA